TTAAAAGAAACATTGCCCTGCATTTTATAAAGGAGCGCTCCAGGCCAGTTGCCCGTGCCATAGCCCGCCATGAAATAATAAACCTTGCTGGAGATGCCGCCTGTGTCATCCATATCGCGCAGCAGCGGCACGTCTAGCAGGAAGAGCTTCGTAAATGCCGAGCCTGGGATAAACTGATCGCCCAGACCTTGACCGCCATCGCCCACCACCGTTGAGGTGTAGCTGGCGGCTTCCTGGGCAAGGTATGCCATCGAAATTGACAGGTCAGCACCCAGCTCCGCTTTGATAACGCGCGAGCGGAAGACATTGCCGCTGTTGAGCGTCACTTCCACGATGTCGCCCGGATCGAGCAGCATAAATTTCCAGGAAAGCATCGCCTCGTATGCAACGCGCTCGATCCAGGTGGTATAAAGCCATTTCTCCGCGATTTGCTTCGCCTCGGTCGCGCCGAGCACGATTGCCAGCTCCAGGTTGAACTGGTCGCGGGAATTCATAGCCGGATATGGATTGCTGATGCGCTTGGAAAACTGCACAGCCTGCTGGTAATCGTTATCCTGCTCCATATACAGGACGTTGATGCGCTCCTTTATAAATCGCAGGACAATGTTACTTTTAACGAAGCAGGGCAGACGAACATTGAGGCAAGCTGGGGCACGGCGGTCAATGCGCTCGGCGATCCGGCGATGGTCTTCGGTACGGATGAAGAAAACACGCTGACGGTCTTCATGACCACCGGCGCCGATAATCTCATCAGCATCAGCCAGCTCGACATGCTCAACGGCGGAAATCCGGCTGTGTTGTTGCGCGCTGACGGCACGCCAGAAATCATCCAGTATCGTGATGTTACAGAAAATCCCGATGGCAGCTTCACGCTTTCCGGTCTGCTGCGCGGTCGCCGCGGCACGGACACTTACGCTTTCGACCATACCAGCGGCGAGCTTTTCCTGCTCCTGGAGGCAGATGCCGCCGAGGCAATCCTGCTGGGGTTATCGGAGCTTAACCAGACACGCTATTACAAGGGCGTGGGCTTCAATACCCTCTTTGAGGATGCTGACCTGGAGACGCGCACAAACACGGGGCGTGACCTCAAGCCCTGGGCACCTGTGCACGTCGAGGGCGTCCTGGATACCAGCAGCGACATCAATTTGACCTGGGATCGGCGCACGCGCTTAAACGGCGCGCTGCTTGATGGCGTGGGTGATGTGCCGCTCAACGAGGAAACCGAGCTTTACAGCATCGACATTTATGACGGCGACGATATTATCCGTACTCTCTCCAGCACCACGGACAGCGTGACATATGAAAGCGCCGACATTATCACCGATTTCGGCACGCCGCCCGCAACGCTTAAGCTCGCCGTTTATCAAATCAGCGCGGCAATTGGGCGGGGCTTCGCGTACATTCAAACCATAGAAATAACTTAACAGGGTGATGGCTTTAATATAATCTCCCGAAGGAAAGAGGCGCTATATGAGCAATAACTTAAACCTCCCGCAGGTGACGGCGAATCAAAACCAGAAGGAAGTCACCATCAACGATCAGGCGGCTGCTCTCGATGCTGCGCTAACCGAAAATCTCGCCGTCGATATGTCGGCAGGCAACGTGACCCTTTCCTCAACACAATTCCGCAGCGCCATCGCTTTCGTCTGCAGCGGGCAAACTGCCTCGCGCGACCTTACTATCGCCGCCGTTGAGCGCGGGCTTTTTGTAGTCATCAATGCAAGCGCTACTTATCCGGTGGTTGTAAAGAAAGGCTCGACCAGCGTCACAGTGCCAGCCAGCGGCACGGCAATCTTCGCCACCGATGGCACCACGAACAGCCTGACGAAAATCGGCGAGGCGCAAGCGGCCGGCACGATTCTTTACCTCACCGGCTTCAATATCCTCGGTCTGCCAGGCGATAATGCGCGCGTGGCGATGCATATCTTTACCGAGACGGTGGTCTTTCCCTCCGGGCTGACCGGCTCCCAGGCAAAATCAAAAGCCGCATCGACCGGCAACGTGTCTTTCGACATTCAGAAAAATGGCTCCAGCATCGGCAGCGTGGTTTTCAACGTCAGCTCGACCGCCACCTTCACCTTCTCCAGCCAGCAGACATTTAACGCAGGCGACATCCTGGAATTGATAGCGCCCACGCCGCAGGACGGCACGCTTGCCGATGTCGCCATCACCTTGAAAGGAGCACGATAATGCCGGAATATATGAAATGGGCTGATGTCCCGACCGAAGAGCGGAAGTTTTACCGCAAATGCACTTTTTCGCCATCGACGTGCGGATGCGTCATTGAGTATATGTGGGATGACCGCACGAGCGAAGAAGATCGGCTGCATCTTCCCTTCAACACGCTCAATGCGTGCGACCGGCATAAGCACCTGCGCGATGCCGATAACCACGAGCCGCTGCATGAGGAGGTCTGGGGCGAAAATATCTATGTCGGTCACGCGCTGCGCAGCGTCCTGTCGGCACTTCCTGATGAGCATAAAATCGTCAAGCTCGATGATGAGGGAAATCGGCATGAGTTTTTCAAGCATGACCCGATTTGCAATTTCAACGAAAAGGGTGAGCTGGAAGTAAAATTAATAGGTGATGCTGGAAGCGATACGCAGATAAAAAAGGACTGTGGCGATTGCGTAAAGACCAGCCTAGGCAATGCAGAATTTGCTGACCCAGACCATCATCCAAACCTCCCGAAATTAAAGCCCTTCCGCAATCGCAAGGTGCATGTAAAATAGGATATGATTAATGGTTGCACAGCCCAGCATCATAGGGAGCGCGCATAACGGACATACCGCACATACCGGATCCGGCACCACATATTACTGGCTGCTTGGCTTCGGCGGTACGCTCAACGGAAATACCGCTATCACCACAGAATCTCTCGCGCAAACTACCCATCGCGCTGGCGCGACCTTGAGCAATCTCGGCTGCTATGTAAGCGCGAATAGCCGAACAAATGCTAATACACTTCGGAGCCGCATCAACGGCAGCAATGGCAATCAAGCCGCAAGCATCACGGCGCTGACCACTGGATTTTTTGTTGATACCTCAAATAGCGACACGATTGTTTCCGGCGATAATGTCAATGCCAGCGTGGTTAATGGATCGGGCACCCAGGCTATTACATATCAAAGCATTTATGCAAAATTGCAGCCCAGCGGTTCCTATCCCATTGTCTATCTGCACGCCACTGGTGCCAGCCCCAGCGCTGGATCAGCAAGCACGGTTTACCGATGCCCGTTTGCTGGCGCACTCGGCATTAACATGAACAGCACCAGCGATACAAATGCAGACCATCACAATCGCGCGGCTGGCACTTTGACAAATTTTTACATCGACGTTTCAACAAATGCTCGTGGCACGGCAACATCCTGCGGGGTGCGCATAGGAGGCTCCGCTGGCAATAATCTGGTATCCGTCACAGCGGGCGCGACCGGCAAGGTCGAAGATACCACGAACAGCGACAGCATCACAAACTCCAGCTTAGTAAATCTCTATGTCCTAACCGGCACAGGTACAGGGGCTTTCAACGTGCGCCGCATCGGCGCGATGTTTACCGGCAGCTCCCAGTCTTTCGATATGAATCTGGGTTTACCGGATACGCTGCAGGTGCTTGCGGGCACCACATATTTCGCTCCGATGTTTGGACGCCTGGAAAATTTGAATGGCAACACTAACGAAGCAAGCGCACAGATTAATATGCCTTTTAGTGGTCGCGCCAGCAATTTGCGGATGCGCTTCGGATTGAACAATACCAGCACCACAACAACGCGCCTTCGCAAAAACGGTAGCGATGGAAATCAAGCTGTAAGCGTTGCGGCCGGCGGCTCCGGCTTTGTTGAAGATACAAGTAACCACGATGATTTTGTCGCGGGCGATTTATTATGTTATACGAAGGGCAGCGCAGGCTCGACCAGCAACACGTTTAACAATATCGGCATGATGATAACGCAGCCTGCTGCCGTGACCAGTGGAGACGGTGGCGGTCTTATGCAGGTCGTAACGTAGGAGATTATCATGGAAATTAAACGTAAGGGCGAAAAGAAAAAAGAAGCTCATGACCTGGAAGAGCTGGCAAAGCTCCTGCAGAAAGCCCTCGACCGCGAAGCGAAGCCTGGCCCTCGCGGCGAGAGAGGTTTGCGTGGCGAAAAGGGCGACCGTGGCCCTCAAGGCTTCAAGGGAGAGCGCGGCGATGAAGGTGAAAAAGGAGAGCGTGGCGAAAAGGGACTGCCGGGAGCAAAAGGCGAAAAGGGCGACCCTGGTGAGCGTGGCGAAAAGGGCGACCCCGGAATAAGCATTAAAGGTGAAAAAGGGGATAAAGGCGACCGTGGGCCACATGGCACCCGCGGAAAAGCCGGAGCTGATGGTCGCGGCATCGTATCGGTAACTCAACCGAAGCCTGGCATCGCGCACATCAATTTCACGGATGGCACCCATGATGTCATCATATTGCCTGCCGGTAAGGATGGGCGTGATATTGAGCTGCGCGCCACGGGGGAATGGATACAATGGCGATTGGAAGGTGATCGAGCATGGAAAAATCTTCTATCATTATCGCTTCTTAAACAGGTATCCCAGGGCGGAGTTGTCGGCGCAGGCCCGCTCATTATTAAAATAAAAAACCTGACCGATGTGAAGCTGACAAACCTGCAGGATGGCGAAACGCTTTTATGGGATGCCACGCTGCAGAAATGGGTAAATGGTGCAAACTCCGCCGTAGTGAGCTGGGGCGCTATCCAGGGCACGCTGTCCGATCAGACAGACCTCCAGGCTGCGCTGGACGCAAAGCTCGATGTCGGGGCAACCACGGCGGATATAGACGATAGTACCGACCGGCGCTATGTGACTGATGCCGAGCTTTCTGTCATACAAAATACCTCGGGAGTGAACACTGGAGATCAAGACCTTTCGCCTTATGCGCTTATAGCTTCATTATCCAGCCTAGCTTTCTCCGGCGCATGGGGTGATATTGTAGGAATATTATCCGATCAAACAGACCTGCAAGCAGCACTCAATGCTAAACAGGATTTATTACCCGATCATGATGTGCAAATATTTACTGTATCAGGCACATGGGTTAAACCTGATGGCTGCACAGGAAATCAAAGGGTGCGCTGTATTTTAATCCCTCCTGGCGGAGGAGCGGGAAGCGGGCGGCGCGGAGCAACAAATACAAATGCTTATTGTGGTGCTGGGGCAGGCGCCGGTCGCCCTACCGATATGGAATATACTGCAGATCAATTAAACGATACTGAGCCTGTAACCATAGGCGCAAAGGGTATAGGTGGCGCAGCTCAAACAGTTGATAGCACAAATGGAAATGCAGGCACGGCTGGCGGCGATTGTTTTTTCGGCGGGACTACAGGTGCTAATTCAAGGCAACAAGCATCCGGCGGCGCTGCGGGTGCTGGTGGTACTACAGCAGGGGGTGTATCACCTGCGGGAAATAGCGAATTTACAGTAACGCAACAATTTTTTCCTGCTCTCGGGACTGGCACAACAAACGCGGCAGGAATAAATGGAGCGCGAGCATCATGGGGGCCTGGAGCAGGTGCCAGCGGCGGCGGCTTAAATACATCGAATGTTGAAAGAGATGGCGGGATAGGAGGCAGTTCAAAAAACGCAGCTTTTTCAGGCTCAAATACTGGTGGCCCTGCTGGAGGAGTCGCGCCTGGAGGAGATGGTAATGACGGAGATGACGGAGATAGTTTTAATATATCGGATGACTTCTTCGGCGAAGGCGGCTCCGGTGGTGCATCTGCAACGGCTGCAGACGCAGGCGATGGGGGAGATGGCGGCACTCCTGGGGGCGGGGGAGGTGGTGGCGGCGCGTCTAGAAATGGTTTTGCATCAGGTAAAGGTGGAGACGGCGGCGAAGGTATGGCAATAATTATTTCCGAAAGGCAGGGAGTGCCAACATCATGACGGATGAAGTTTTGAAATGTAGTGTCATTGACACGTTAGGCAGAATTGAAAATGTTGTGTTAGTTTACAGCATGGAAGATTTCATGCTTCCCGAAGGATACCAGATAAGGTTATGGCAACCCGGCGACCGAAAATATGATGAGCCGGAATATACCATCGCCGATTTAAGCGCCTCGCAATTCAATTATATGCTCGCCGCGAGCGGGCTAGATGATGTTATAATAGGAGTTGTCGCTGCTCTCAAACAACAACAGCATGAATTATATCCTGCGGTCTATGGTCATCTCGCAGGTCACACATTTCGCCTTGATAAAACCCTGGAAATTGTCGCACAGCTTCGCCCTCTCGTTGCCTCACTTTTTCCCGATGCCGATGTATCTGATGAGAATATCACGCAAGCATGGGAAGCCGCCTTGAATTGGACGGCATAACATACGGTTGTCCTTAATTAGTTTTGGTGATATTGTTCACGAAATTGCCGGGAGGGATTTTTTATGATCGAGATAGTGCGACATCACCGAAAAACCCGCTGGCAGCGCATCAAAGAAGACCTGGCGGAGCGCTTTCTTAAGTTCGAGACATTCAACGGCGCTTTCGTTTATATCCCGTGGGGCTGGGGATTTTTTTATTACGGCTTCCCCTGGCAAATCTTCAACGAAACCGACCTCGAAACGGTTTTTTACGTCATCAACAAACCGCAGTTTGGCTACAATTACGCGCTCATGAGCACAGGCATCGTGCTGATGATATGGGGGCTGCGGAAAACTTTCGTCAACCGCATCAAGCAAGCCGCGCGCACGCAGGAGCAGGTTGAGAAAAGGATGGACGCCGGTGTTTCTTGACCTCAAGCTCGGGCTTATCGCTCTCCTCGGCGTCATCGCATTATCGAGCGGCGCATATTTTTATGGTCGATGGGATGGCAGCGCAGCCTGTGACGCGCGCCATGAAGCCGCCGCCCTGGCGGATTACCAGAAGCGCACGGAAGACGGCAATGCTCGCGCCACCGTGCTCGAAAGCGAGCTTGCAACATCACGCGATTTCTCCCGAGCACTAGAAAGGCAGGTTGACGATGAAATTAAAAGCAATGGGCTTTACAGCAGTTGCATTATGCCTGCTAACGGGGTGTTCCTCGTCAACAGTGCCCTTGCGGGCAAGCCCGCCCGCTAACATGGTGGCGCCGTGCGCGCTGCCGAAACCTCTCAAGCAGCCCGCCGATATGGGCACCATGCTGAAATTCACTACTGACGCGCTGGCGTTAAACCGCGAGTGCGCCGCGAAGCATAAAGCTCTAACGGACTGGGTGAAGGCAAAATGAGCTGGTTAAAATCTCTCCTCGTCAGCATGGGAATGGCAAGCGCGCCGGTCGCGCCGCCTCCCGCCATGCCGCCGGCCGTAATGGTATGCGAGCCGTGCGCCGTCAGCGATGAGGGATATGAGCTGGTGCGCACGTTCGAGGGATACATGCCTTTCCCGTATAAGGATGTCGCTGGCATCGAAACAGTGGGCTATGGATATGTGCTACGCCCCGGCGACAATTTCACCTACCCGCTGCTGCCGCTCGACGCCGATGCGCTTCTCAAAAAGACGATGGGCGGTTTCGAGCGCGACATCAATCGCGCCGTGGTGATCGAGCTTAAGCAAAACCAGTTTGACGCTCTCGGCTCATGGACTTATAACCTGGGATCGGGTGCGCTGACCAGCAGCACGATGCTAAAACGCATCAATGCTAAAAAACATGAAGACGTGCCGGCCGAAATGTTGAAATGGAATAAGGCGCGTGTTAATGGAGTTTTAGTGCCTGTGCGAGGTCTTACGATCCGCCGGAAAGTCGAAGGAAATCATTACGCAGGAGTTAAATAATGGGCAAAATAATCTCCGCGATATGCGCCCATTGTGGCGCTGGATTTCATCGTGACAGCGAGCGCAATAAACAGTTCTATTGTGGCACGGTCTGCCGTTTTCTTTCAAAGATTAAGATTATGCCGTCAGGTTGCTGGGAATGGACTGCGGGAAAAACTGCGGCGGGCTATCCCATGTTTCGAGCTGACGAAAAACTTATATATGGTCACAGATTTTCTTATGAGCACTTTATTAGGAAAATCCCTGCCGGGCTGCTAATATGTCATAAGTGCGATAATCCCGGGTGTGTCAATCCTCACCATTTTTTCGTAGGCACTCAAGCCGATAATGTCAATGATTGCATCAAAAAAGGTCGGCAGTTACGCGATGAAAATGGTCGGGTAATTAAGCTCCTGGGAGCAGGACATGGATGATGAGGAGCGTATGCGAGCGATAGCAAGGCAAGAGGCAAAGCGGTTTTTCGATGCAGCCCTGTTTGTACGTCACGCAGAGATGGAAGAGATTGTCGAAAGCACTGTCAAAAAGACGCTGCAGGGCTTCGGCATCGACATCGACAACCCGACCGAAGTGCAGGAGAATTTCGTCAACCTGCGCTCATGGAGCGACCTGAAAAAAGCGATGTCCCAGGCAATCGTGACGCTCATTTCGCGCACGGTACTGGCGGGCATAATTGCCCTGCTCATCCTGGGTTTTTATACATGGTTGAATGGGGGAAAGCCCCCGCCATAATCACGGCGTATTTTTCCGCTGAAACTCTTCCGGCGTGTCAACGATGATTTTCTGCGGGTATGCATCCCAGTGCTCGCGCCGCTTCTGCCAATAACCCAGCGCGAAGGCGATAGCCACCAGCAGGGCGGCGATGATAAGCGCCTTTTTCATTACCAGACTTCCTCACTATAGAGAGCATCGCCGACATGGAGCTTTGACACCTGCCCGCATTCGAGCGCATGTTTGCCCGCTTCCACGCGATTGAGAAACGCGCCGTCATCGCGCAGGAAGCCCTGCTCACCTTGACCGAAAACGAAGTTTTCCCCCGTGTCTTCGGCAATCATCTCGATGAGATTGTAATGCCGTGCGGGCTGCGGCAGCGTGTAGGTGGTGCCCTTATATCGGATGGCGACAGCGTGAATCATACGGGTGCTCCTTCCCAGCTTATGAACGGCTCGAAAACGATTATCGGCTTGCCGGTGGTCACATGCTCCCCGACTATCTGGCGCGTCTTTTTGAAACGCCAGATAGTGCGGAGATGGCGATACCGCTCGCCTTTGAAGATGAACGTCATGCGGCTTTACCATAGAAGCCGTTGCGCACGATGTCCTGCGCTTCTTCGAGCGTCAGGTCATAATGCCCCCAAAAGAAAGCGACATCTTCTAGGGGCGCACCGATGCGGCGCACAGGATTATTGTCAGCCGTGACGGTCATATATGGACGGTCGGGGAAAACAGGCTGGTCGCGTAGTATGAGAAGTTTACAGGCATAATCCTCTAAGCTGCGGATTTCAATTACCCTGCCGAAGCGTTTGTCGGCGGCGGCGGTGATGTGTTGTAATGCGATTGCGCAGGTCATATTAGCCTCCAAGGTAAAGATTACAGGTTTCGGAAAAGGTCGCGTGACCATCGAAGTATTCGAGGCTGCGCATCAGTTCGATGAAGTCCTTGCGGTTCACCTTCACGCTGCCGCCGCCCGAGCCGAGCACTGGCACATAGATGGCTTTTGCGATCTTCGCCCAGGCGATGATCTTGCCTTTGTCCTGGGAATATAATGAGTTTGCCATGACGCCCTCCTAGAAACGGCCAAGCGCTTTAAGCGTGGTCGGATTGGTGATGATGCGCGTCCAGGTTTTATTAGGAAGCGGCATGCGGATTTCGGGGGCAGACAGGGTGCGGGTGCTATTCATAAAAATCTCCTTTTTTGTTTTGTAGGCTCTCTACTTCCTACACCCCTATAATAGCAAATCTATGACATATGTCAAACGAAACCAGAAACATAATACATTGCATTTTATGCAAATTATGCCTTAAAACGGCACAATATGCCCTCCCGTCAACCAGAAACCGCTTTGTCAACCTTAAGGCAAATAATTGTAAAGTTTAGGGCAAAACATTGTAAAGGATAACGGTCTAACCAGCCGGATTATCGGGTTTCTGCTCGACCGGCGGATCGAGCCTGACGATTTCCAGTCCGAGAGCCTGGCAATGCCATTGCAGCGATTTCGTCAATATCTCGTGGCGCGTCTTCTTCCAGGGCAGCGCCGCAACGCGCTTGATGGCTTCCAGCAGTTGCTCCTCGGCTTTTTCTTCTTCCGCCACGTCACGCTCCCCGGTTTGCTTCCTCCAGTATTACATCACCGTGGCATGGTTCATCAAGCCCGCACCAGCATCGTGCGATGATTCCATAGGCGCACGCGCAGGAGCAGGGGCGGGCGCTTGCCCTGCCGCTGCCACTTCCGGGCTTTCAGTTCGAGCTGGCTGACCATCAGCATGTGGTGCATTTGCATCTGCCGCAGCCTTCCCAGGCTTTTTAGGCTCATCGGGTTTTTTCTCATCGTCAAGCATCTCCTTATGCTTTTCCAGCATGAGCTGGAGCCGGTCGCTGCTGGTGCCTTCGAGCTGGTAATGCCGGTTATCCACCTGCTCGGGGTTTACATCCTCATCGCCGAAGTCGATCGACGCAAACGGAATTTTCGCCGCCCGGCGGATGGCTGCCTTCTTCGATTGCTCGAAGGGGAAATCTTTCCATGCCCATGAGCCTTTCGCCTTCGATCTTATCATCTCGATGCTATCCGGCGCTTTTGAATCATTGCCTTTCGGGATGGTGATGAGCCGGGAGACTTTGCCGCCGCCATCGCGCAGCGTATAGCAGAAATAGCAATACACGCCCTGCATCTTCGCCCAGGTCTGCTCAAAAGCGTTTTTCGGTTTGTGCGTGTAGGTTGCCGTCATGTCCGTGCTTTCGGAGGTAAAGCTGTCGCCTTCAAAGACACAGTTTGCCACCACGAAGGCATTGTCGAAATGCTTGTTGAGCGCATAGACGAAGCCCTTATAACTGATGTCCAGCTCGCACTGGTTTGCATAATTCACCAGATAAGCATGGTCGCGCCCGCCGCCGACCTCGATTTGCATTTGAAACGCTTCCAGGAAAGCCGTCGAGATCGAGGCGAGGGTGCAATCGGCGATATAGGCTTTCCGGTCTTCCTTGCCGCCGTCATCGTTGAGGATGTAGGTCAGGAAGCTATTAAGCGACTTCATGATTTTGCTTTCATCGCCGCCGCAGATTTTCAGCAGCCGGTCGCGCCATACCGCCTCACTAAATTTTGTCGTCAGCGTATCCACCACCTGCTTCTTTCGCGCGCGGATGCGGTCTGCTTCATTTACCGGCGGTTGTTGCTGCTGGTTATTTTGCTGGGGTTTCATTGTAAATCTCCTCTAATTTTTGCAATTTATCGGCTACGCGCGTTAATGCCTCTTTCCCGTTCATATCCCGATATGGTCTAACAGCCGCGCATTCCCTTATTATTCCGATCATCTGGCGGGTGAATTTATTCATAGATTGTTGCAATAATTTTTTGACCTCTTCCGGGGTATATGTTTTTTCGGTCATTTTCTCCTCCTTCGGTTATTTGCCTGCTCTTTACGAGATGCCCAGCGGCAATTTTCTGGGCAATAATCACCGTCATTATCAATGCGCTCTATAGTCAAGCCCGGCGGGCGTCTTCCCATATCCGCGAGAAAGTTTTCAAATGAATCCCATCGAGCGCAAACTTTAATCCCGCGCCATCCATAATCACCGTATGCTCTATGCAGATGGTTGTTACAGCGGGCGCGCATATCGCACCATGTATAATACTCCGATGACCTTGTTTTTCTGATGCAGTCACCATGTTTTATCTTAGAGCAGCCGCAGGTCTTAACCTCACCGGCCAGCAGACAGCTACCGCGCACGATGCTTTCTTTCCCGCAATCACAAACACAAGCCCATAGCGCTTTCCCGCGCGAATTACGCCCTGCGATACCTATAACAGTGAGGCTGTTAAATTTTCTGCCGGTTAAATCCTTAAAATCAGTTCGCATCGCGCTTACCGAAGAAAATGGAAAACTCCCGCGCCTTGCCGCTGCAGGCTGGCCACCGGCGAGTAATTCCATAGCTTTGCATGTAATCATAATAAATCTTTCGAGCTTTTTGGATTTTGTCATAACCGCTATCGAAAGTATCTGCAGCGGGCATCAGCGGCTCATAGGGATACGGATCAGTCTTCCTCTGAAAAATAAACTGAAACTCATCCATCCCAGCGTTGAGGAAATTGCTAAAAAACTTCTCATTCACGCTGCCATAAACATGAGCCTCACCGGCATGGTATTGCTCTTTGAAGCGCTGGCGGCTGCGCTGATAAAGCGCACATTGCACGTCCAGGCCATAATTGCGGAAGGCGCGCTTAAGGGCTTCGTCATGAAGCTCGGCGGCGGTTTTGAAATCGACGGTAAAAAGCGGCGTCAGGTAATCGTGCCGCGTGCGGAAGAGCATACCTTCATCCTCGAAAACGATGGTGACTTCGCCCACGCCGCCCTTGAGGAAAAGCCCGCTGTCTTCGCCTTCGCGCAGTACCTTGATGCTTTCCACGATGCGGAAATACTCTTCATGCGCGATTTTCTTTTTGCCATCCGCCCAGGCATCAATGGGCACAACTTGATATTTCTTCTCGAATTCCTTCGGCGTGAAAAGCAGCATGTGGAAGGCTTCGCCGTATTCCATTTCCTGCGTCTGCTTCTTCTTTTTCCGGTCGGGGTTCATCCAGCTCATATCCCAGTATGTGCGGGGCGTATCGAGCAGGTTCACGATGTCCGTGCGGGAAAGCGCCGGATCGGCTTGATATATTTCGTTTGGCAGATCGAAGTAAATCCCCGGCGCCAGCCCCTTCTTCATCACCGATACACCCATATTGATGTCTCCTGTTTATTGTCTGTAACCCAGTATCCGGTTTGATGGTCAAAGAGTCGGATATTATAGGGCATTTGCATCGCAGTTTCGCGCGCGCGACCCCAGTCGCGTATTAAAAAGAATTCCCCCTCAATGAATAGCGGCGGCATTTTACCGGGGCGGCTTTCGATTCTCTTCATATTTCTGCTCGACCACTTGCATCAATCCGGCGCGGAGCTGGTCGGCGGTATGCTTCGCGCGCTCCTCCGCATCCTTTCCCCTGCAGCCCACCTGGATATAGAAATCATCATGGATGAAGAGCTTGACACCATGCCACTCGCCGCGCTCATCGCGCTCGGTGAAACTTTCCTCGAAAATTTGCATCACATCCATCCTTTCCGCATGGCAACGCCGGTGAGGAGCTGGGTGCGGTCGATGACGGCATCAAACTCATCCTGACGGCTGTCGTCATTGATGAGGGCGAAGGCTTGCGCCTCCAGCCCCTTCACCTCGGCGACCAGCTCTTCCTTCGTTAAAGTATTCGCATCGCGCTGCATCATGGTTTCTGCCCTCCCAGGCGGCTTTCGCGTATTTTCTCATCGACAAGGGCAATGCTCGATTTTATGCGCTGCATTTCCGGCGACTGCTGATAGAGCTGCCAGATGCGCGGCTCGCTTTCTTTGCTCAAGCCCATGCCGTGCAGCGCGCGGATGGTCTGCACAGCCGTCTCCAGCCCTTCGAGCACAATATCCAGCTCCTCGCGCGTCATGCGTTGCCTTTCATTTGAGGCTGCCCATTAAAGCGGGCAATCATTTCCTTGAACAGGGCAACAAGGTCATCCCGATGCACGCCGTTGCTCATGAAGTTGCAGCGGGCATCATCGTTATTGCCGAAGGGGAAAGTCATCACCACGATGGCGGTCTTCCGGTCGCCCGCAAGCGCCTGCTCGCCGTTAAAGAAAACGTCGAGCGTCTTCATGACCGCCTCCATCTGTGCGCGATACTCCTGGGAGATCGGCGCATCGCCGTAATCGTGCGTCTTCATGCTGCTTGCTCCTCTTCATGTTTTACAGCCCAGAAACTCATCTCATGCCGGCCGTCTTTTGTTTTGTAATAATAGCTTGGGCGCAATGTATAGCCGAAGCGCTCAAAGAAATGTTTGGCTGCCTTAAACTCTTCGGTTTCACGCGCGGCAAAGATGGATGTGATGCGTGGGTGAGCATCCTTAAGCACTGGGTTGTTGATAAGAATCTGCTCGATGTCAACCTCATCGAGAAAAATACACAGACGCGAGCGAAACTTTATATTTCGTAATGCCGTCATAAAACCCCACGAAAATTTAATGACAGGAAAGATGATTTATCGTTTGACGGTTGTCAACTAAGATATTTATGACAATAGTCATTTGACCATTCGCATCAGGAGAGGTATTAAAAAATCATGGGTGACAAAAACCAGCAGCAACCAGAATTACAAATCAAGCGCATCCCGTTTATGGAGCGGCTGAAAAAAGACGTTACCCATTTCCATGAAAAGACGGGGATGCAATACTCGACCATCGGCATGAAAGCCATCGGCAACGGTCGCTTCTGGCAACGCCTGCAGGATGGCGGAGACATCGGCTTAAGCAAAGCCGACCAGATTTATTTCTGGATGGAAACGCAAGGTTTTAATTTCAACTCTTAACGATGAGGTTTTTATGACGAAGAAAGAGCTTTTAGAGGCCGTTGCGCGTAAAAAAGGCGGCAATAGCAATCGTGGCAAAAAGGGTGCCGTCGCGGCGAGTGATGCCGCGAAGGAAGCGAAGAAGGTGGGCGACAAAGCCTTGAATACCATCGCAGCCGAGCTGCCACACGGCTCGGGCAAGCAGTTTCTCGTGCTGACGAAGGAGCTGGATGACATCGAGGGGCAGATGGCGACCTTGAACAAGCGCAAGCGCGGCGTGCGGGCATCGCTCAAAGAAATGAAGATCGAGCTGCGCCCCTATGACCATGTGCGCAAGCTGCGGAAGATGGAGCCGGAAGACATGAAGAGCTTCGAGGCTTCGGTCGCGCTTTACAAAGACCAGCTCTCAATGAGCCTGTCTGTGCACCAGCAGGTCATCAAAAAGGAGCTGGAAGGTCAGCGCGAAGCGGCACGCGATGCGATGATGGATGCATCCGGCGGCGATACCGGCAAGGAAATCGGCAGCGGCGTCAACGGCAATGGCATTGCGAAGAAAGCCGAGCCTGCCGAAGGCGCAGGCGTGCCGGAGCGCAATGACAATTTCCGTGCGCCAGCACTTGCAACAGCGCACTGACGCATGACTTCCGCAGGGAGACGATGGGAATGGGGAAAGCAAAACGCCATTCTACATTGCGCTTCCTGCGGAAAATCATTTAAGCGATACCTTTCGGAAATCACAAAAGCCCAAAAACATTACTGCAGCACGGTCTGCAGGCTCGCCGCCATCGGCTCCTCGGGCAATCCAAACTGGAAAGGTGGCATGATCGAGCGGCAATGTAAGAATTGCAAAAAGATATTTTACCGTATCCAGGCGACAGTAAAATCAGGTGATGGAATCTTCTGCTGTCGGCAATGCAAGGCAGCCTGGCAGAAAAAATATCCATCCAGGCAAATCAAGGGCAGGGAAAACAATCGTAAACGTGAAGCTCGTAAGCGAGCATCAATCAAATTAAACGGAAGCCACACGCGCCAGGAGTGGCTGGCATTGCTGGAGAAATCTGGCGGCTGCTGTGTGAAATGTGGCACCGATAAGGATATTTGCCGCGATCATATTATTCCTTTATCAAAGGGCGGCAGCGATTTAATCAGCAACATCCAGGCACTTTGCAGGGGATGCAATTCAAGAAAGTGGAATAGGATATGACGTTGCCACGCTATTTAGGATTGGATTTAGGGACTAGGACAGGCTGGGCGCTGGTCGAAGGAAACAAGCTGATAGGTAGCGGGGTGCGCGACTTTTCCGTGAAAGCCTCGCAACACATCGGCAAGCGTGGCATCAAGTTTTACAATTTTCTGCTCTCGATGGGGCAGGTCGATGAAATCTATTACGAAACAATCATGTTTGGCGGCAGCTTCAAAGGGGCTGACGGCAAATGGATTAACCCGTCGAATGACGGGCGCGAGCTTTACCACGGGCTGCTGATGCTCGTGAATATGTACGCGGCCGGCTTCGGCATTCCGACTTTCCCCGTGCACAATTCCACGCTCAAAAAGGATTTCGCCGGGCATGGTCACGCCACGAAAGAGGAGATGTGCGCCCGCGCGCACGCGCTCGGCTGGAAAGGTGGCGAGCCTGGCACGGCGCTCTTTCATGACGAGGTGGATGGCATCGCTTTGCTCGAAAGTCAGCTCCGAAAAAAATACGGCGTGAAGATCGAGCTGTAAAAACTCCAGCATTTGCTGGGGTGAAAAAAATCAATTTGACATAAATCATTTCGCCGACTTAAGTCGGGTACGTTGACGGTCATAAGAAAACTTCTTATGTCGTCACCTCCGCCTCTTATGCCGTCAACAAGCACAGGAAAAGCGTGGAGGTGACGGCACCCGAGAGATTCTGTGCCCGCTTATTATAACGAGATTGATGAATACGCTGCAGCATGGCTGCGCAATCTTATAGCGGCTGGCGCTATTGCCCCGGGTGATGTCGATACCAGGAGCATTGAAGATGTCGCAGTCGAAGACCTTAAAGGATACGAGCAACACCACTTCTTCGCCGGTATCGGCGGATGGAGCGCCGCCCTGCGCGCCGCCGGTGCTCGATGCTGTGGAGAAAGACGGGGATAAAGCATGAGCTGGTATCTTATGGAGCGTGGCTGGATGGAGCATAAGTTGCTCGTTACCGATGAGCCTTTTACGAAGCGAGAGGCGTGGTGCTGGCTGATTGAAAATGCTGCCTGGGAAGACCATCAAACGGCATGGCAGGGTAAGCCGGTCGAGGTAAAGCGCGGGCAGGTGCCCATCAGCTTAAGGAAATTATGCGAGGCATGGCGATGGTCAATCAATCGAGTGCAGCGTTTTCTAAACGTCATGAAAACGGATACAATGATCGAAGTGAAAACGGATACAGGCTTTTGCGTGATAACAATATGTAATTACGAGGCTTATCAAAATCCGAAAAATTTGACGGATACGGGGACGGATACACCGGCGGATACGGGGACGGATACACGCACGGATACAAACAGAAAGAATATAAATAACTC